CTTCTAATAACAACTGTTTCACCAGTTGCAGGAGTATTCCCAGATGTAAATGTAACATTACCACCTGACGCGTCTCCAGCACCAGATACTGTATAGTGCGTGGTTAGAGTTTTGGTTGTTTCAGTTCCTGTAGAGGATCTGATAATTACTTGTAAATCTGTGTCTGCAAATATTTTAAAGCTATAAGCAAAAGCTGTTGTGCTATCATTACCCGAATACGAATTTTTTACTGTTGTACTTGATACTGTCATAACTTAAAAACCTTTATTCTTTTTAGATGGTTTTGTAAATAAATATTCTTGGTTATAATCTTTTTTCATTCTCTTTTCTACTCTTTTTAATACACCCGGATTCATTGTTTCCATAATTTGAAAACCTATCATATAGTCAAATGCTGCTTTAATATAAAATAAATTTAAAAAAGGTATATTTGAACTTATAGTTCTATAAGCAGCTCTACCTGCTTTACCACCTTCTCCAGTTACAGCATACTTTAAAGCTAAACCAAGATCAATAACAGTTGTTGGAAATGGTCCTATAAGTCCAGCAGCAACTGATCCAGCGTCTCTTTGTTCTTTAAATAAAACATCACCATAAATACCTAATCCACCACCCTGTAAAAATGCAGCCATTATAGTTTTAAAATTATTAGGATCACGAGGTTCTTTACCTTTTAATAAATCTTTTGCTGTCATTGACATATAACCCATAAAACCAGAAACTACTACAATAGAAGCTAATCCTTTTATACCTCTACCTATATCTTGATTTGGTCCTTTTCTTAAAAAAGCTATTTCTCTTCCTAAAACTTTATTTCCTATAGCCATTGGAAATGCTTTGAATTGACCAACAAATCTAATAGCTTCTCCCATACCAGTTCCAGCTAATGTGCCTTGTGTCATAGTTCCTTTAGTTCTAGCATCTGGTTCAATTACCGCATAAATTGATCTATCTAATAACATTCCAGATACAGAATATTTAAATTTATCTTTTTCCATTTGTAATTCTGTTTTACTTAAATCATTCATGCCTGTAATTTTTTTTATATCAGCATCAGACATATTACTTAACTCTGATATGTTAATAAATTCTGTTCCATCATCTGCTTTTGACATTGCAGTTTTTCTAATAATATCCCATTTAGTAGCATCAATATTATACAATCCAAAAAAACTTTGTAGAGGTTTATTTAATTGGTTAAAACTTAGATTTTTTTGATTAGCATAATAGTTTGCCATACCTAGCATTGAGTTTTCTTTTAAAGTGTTGGTCCACCAAGAAAGTAAATTATATTTAAAGAATGTTCTTTGTATTTTTGTCCAACCTTTATTTAAATTGTCTCCAACTTGAAACCTTCCAGAAATGTCATAAGTTGTACCATCACCTAAAAAACCTAATCCTTTTGCTATATCTCTTTTTTGTTTAGTATTTTTTATTTTTCCAATTCCACCCATAGCTTCACTTATACCACCTAAAAATGATCTACCTTGATATTTCATTTCTGAAGCATAGATACCTATATCAGCCGCAGCAGAAATAACTGCACCACCTAATTTTGCAACATTACCTACAGCTCTTCCTATTGCAGACCATTTTGCTACCGCAAATCCAAATTTACCACCATCAAAAGTATAAACAGTTCCATCTACAACATTCATAAATTTTTCAAATTGTCTATAACTTGATAAACTTTCTGTACTTCTTTTATTTGCTAACATTCTATTTGATATAGCAACTCTAATTTTTTCAAAATTTTCTTTAGGTTTTGTTCCCAATGTATCCAGCATACCTATATTTCTTCCTGCTGTCATTAAACCACTATAGTAAGTTTCTTTTAATGATCCTGTGCCAAATTTTTCATTATAGGCATACCAATCTTTTGCAGATTTAAAATGTAATACTCTTTTGTTTGAAATTCCTTTTGTAACACTATTGCTTCCAAATACTCCACTAGCTCCATCAGCTACTTGTATTTTATTTCCAACCAAAGAATTATATGAGTTCATTAAAAAAGAATCAATATTATCTGTATTACCAAATGTTCTATCTCCATCTAAATATTGCATAATAAAATTTTTCCAAGCAGTAAAATTTTTATTATAATTTATATCTGTTCCTTTTAAATTTGGATCAGCTACTATTTCTTCTATATTTTTACCCAATCTATTTGCTGCTGCTCTTACATTAAATTGATCATGTGATTGTCTAACAACATATCCCCACATTTTAGGAATATTTGCACCTCTAGCATTTAATGCTTGTCTAGTTAGTTCAGAGTGTTTTTCCATTATTTCTGCTAATTTTTTTATATCTTGATTTTTAGTTGTTACTTCCATTCCTTCAGAAATTTGTTGTTGTGTTATTGCAAGTTCTTCTTGAAGTTTGCCATCAGCTTTATCAAACATTCCATCTAAATTATTAGCAGTAACTTCAGCATCAAATGCCGCTACTAATTGACCTTGTGCAGCATTTTGAGCAACACCAACAGATGATCTTGCACCCATTGTTAATCTGTTTGATCCAACCAATAAAGCTATTAAACCTTCTTGCTCATCACCATCAAAAGTGTCTAAAAGTTCTTGTACTTTTTTTCTTACTAATATTTCATCATTAACAGCATTAATTTTATTAATTTTTTTTTGAGCTTTTACTTGTTCTGTAACTTCTTTACTAATTCTATCTATATCAACTTGATCTAAATTAGTTTTTTTAGCTTCAAGTACAGCAATATTAATTTTATCAATCGCATCATCTTTATCTATAGATTTAAGAGAAGATTTTTTTATTAAATTTAATATTCTTGTTGAGCAACTACTTTTAGCCATTAGTTATTTCCATTTATACAGTTAATATAATCAGCAAAACCAGCTTCTATGTCATCAGATTTAGAATTAACTTCTTCTAATGCTTCGTCTGCTTCTCTTAATGTAGCATCTTTTTGACCTGTACTTTTATTTGTAAATTCTAAAGGTAGTCCAGCATCATTTTGTTTTGTTCTTAATTTAACTAATCTTTCTTCAGCAGTTTTTAATTGAACATCCTCATTAGTAATAATTTTTTGTGGAGATTCAGAAGGCATTTCTTTAGAAACTTTTTTACGATTAACTACTGGATCAGTAATTACAGGTTCTGTTTTAGTAGTTTTTACAAATTTTTTTCTTTCAGTTAAGAGATCATTGTATTTTTTAATTGCATTTTGAAGATGTTTTTTATTTACTTTACCACCTTCTCTAATTATCATTTGTGTATCTTTTTTAACTATTTCAAGATTTTTTTTTGCTTTTACCAATAATAAGTCAAGTTGAGCAGTTGATGTACCATTAAGTGTAGGATCAGCATTTGCTATAGGACCTGTGTTTACAGGTTCATCTAAAATTAAATCTCCTACAGATTTTTGTAATAATAATTTTCTAGTTTCTGTATCCATCTGATCTAATCTCATCATTTCATTTACTACTTCATCTGGATAATATTCTTTGTATAAATCTACTTCTGGTTTTCCATTATCATTCTTACTTAAATTTTCTCTATTAATTCTAATTCTTGCTTGAAAATTTGCATTAGTATTTATATCTCTTAATTTACCAGCTCCTACATGAAGTCCACCACCAAGAACTGATCCAAATGCAACATTTAAAAGACTATCATATATATCATAATCAGCTTGTATTCTTTGTGCAGCACCATAAACAAGCGGTTCTAAAAGTAAAGCTCCACCTGCACCTTCTATAGCACCTCTTTTTAATCTTGTTCTTCTAAATGCTTTTGCAGATTTTTCACCCATTCCTTTTGCTTTAGCAATAGACCTAGCAAATCTAGCTTGTCCATAAATAGGAATAAAAGAAGCTCCAATATTTATAGGATCAAGAAAACTTGTACCAATACCTACTGCAAGTTTTGCAGCACCAACATAAAATCCACCAGATAAAGGATTCCAAGAACCCTTTGGTCCTCTTCGCATAATACTTTGTCTTTCTAGTTCTTTCTTTTTTTTTTCAACCATAATATCAACAACTGATTGATATTCATTTCTTTCAAAAAATAATCCTAACTCTCTATATTCTTCATTTAATAATTTTTTATCTCTAGGAACTATACCAGCATCTCTTGATTCTGATGCTGCAGTTGCAACATCTTTCATATTTAATAGAGACATTACAGGATTAAAATTCCAGTTGTCTGCAGCTACTGCTCCTAATGATTCAAACAAACTTGTTTTGTAATTATCATAACCAGTTTCTTGTGCTGTCTTAATTGTGTTTAATCCGAATCCAAATTGTGCCATATTATTTTATTGTTTTTAAATATTTTAAAAGTAACTTAGCTTCTTCTTTTCTTCTTGTGGTATATCTATCTCCAAAATCTATAAGTTCATCATAGGCTTTTTGCCATTCATTTGACGTTACATATTTCCAAAAATTAGGAGTTGCAGTTTCTAAATTACCATATTGAAAAGCAACAGATGCTACTACTGTAGCTTGTTCTGTTGTTAATAAATCAAAAGATTTTCCTGTAGTTTTTTTCCATAATTTTCTAATTCTTGTTATTGCTTGTTTTTTAGCAAATTGATTAATAATTCTACCTTCTTCTTTTGTTATTTTTAATTCTTTAGCTTTAGAAACAGCTTCATTGCCTTTTAATCCTAAATATGGTTTTAATTTATTAATTATTTCTTCTGGCAAACCATTTAAGTCAGATAGTTTTCTAGCACCTAAATCAAAACCAGAAGCAATAGTTATTCCAGATTTAGAATTTTCAGCATCTGGAACTTTTCCAATTATTTCAAAACCCTCTCTTTTTTCAATAAAATTAAAATCTACATTTTTTGATTCTTTATATTGTTTTATTTCTGATGCTGCTACTGGAGTAAATATAGCATCACCTATTGTTTTAAAAATAGATGATTGATCATCTACCGGAATTTTAGAGTTTTTTTTTCCATCATCAAAAGTAATACCTTCAATGTTTGGTTTTCTTATTTTTTCCAATGCTTCTTCATAGGTTATACCCTCATCTCTAGCAAGTTCATTAGCTTTTTCAAAAGTATCAATAATTGAAGTAACAGGAGTTGATTCTGGTTCGTTAAATCCTACATCAAAATCTATAACAATATCTGTTCCGGGAACAAGACCAGACGTGTCATCAAATTTAAAAATTATTTGTTCTCCTTTATTATTTATAACTGGTGCAAAACCATTATCAAGAACAATACCAAAAATTACACCTTCTCCATCTGGAGTATTTCTCCACTCTCCATTGATAGACATTTGAGAACGCATTTTATTTGATAATACTACTGGATCATCTTCACTATTTGATTGAAAAGCTACAACATCAAGTTCATCTAAATAATATGTTTTTAAAAGATCTGTAGTATCTTGTATTCTATTTGTTTCATTTAAATTTAATTTTTTATCACCTTGTTGTATTCCTATATAATAAGTGTCTGTTAAAACAAAATTGTTGTTCCAGCTATCTACAGCAAATTGTATAGCATCACTTTCAGACATATCTGGATTGCCATTCATTTTTTGTGCGGCAACAAAAGTTAAAAATTCTTCTATTTCGTTTGTTTTTTTTAATGAATCTGTACTATCGTTTGGTGTATTTTTTCTTACAATGCTTATGAAATCTGCAATACCATCTTTTATTTCTTCTTGAATTTCATTTTTATCAATTTTAGAAATTTTTAAAAATTTTTCTATTTCTTTTTTTTCTTCTTTTGTGTCAAATGAAAGAGCTATTTCTGCAAGTACAGAATTTGCTAAACCAGAAGAAACAGTTGCACCAAAAGGTAAACCATCTGCTATTAATTGTTGTATTGCAAGACCTTCGTTATCACCATAATTTTCAGCTAAACTAAGCATTATACCATTTAGCTTGTCTCCATCTGAAAGTTTTGCTGCTTCATTATAACTAGCAACAAATGCTAATGATTGTTCATTTGTCATAACTTTTATATTTTTTATATTTAATTTTTTTTGTTCTTCTATTATTCTTTCTGTTAAATTTAATTGAGCTTCAGACATTGCGGAAGTTTCATATTGATTAGGTGCTGTAAAAGCAGCTTCCATATTTGATACACTTATTGCTTCATTTTCAATATCTTGATTTGTGTCTAATATGTACTTAACAGGATCGTTTTGTCTATTTAATTTTATATTTTCAACTGATTGAATTAAAAAATTATTTGATTCTTTTGCAAGATCATAAGATAATGTTGCTTCATTTTCTTCTATTATTGTTTTTAAATTAATATCTATATCATCATTTTTTAAAGTATGAAAAAATTTAATATTGTTAGCACTATTATCTGCTAATTCTTTTGCAACCATTATTTGTTGTGCTTCTGTTTCTGTAAATATTTCATTTATATATTCTACATTAAATCTTGGTGGCTCTTTACCTTCTGCTCTAGCAGTAATATAATTTTTAAATTCTGTTCTTATTTGTGGTCTTAGAATAGTTTTAGCTCTTTCTTTTAAATCTTCTCTTTGTACAAAAGTTAAACTAGATAAATAATTTTTATCTTTTAATAATTCAAATGTTTTAGAAGGAGATTGACTTACATCTTTTAAACCATCCATATAATCAATTTCACCGGGTATAGAATCTAACATAACCTTTAATTCTGGTGCTGATAGTTGTGAAATAAAAGTATCTTTAGTTAATTTTTCTAAATCTGTTTGTAAAGTTGATTTAGCAAGACCACTTGTATCTGTACTAGCTGTTATAAGTAAAAGGTTTTTTTGCTTTTCATAACCAGCAAATAAATTTTTTAAAATATTTTTTGATATTTGTGTATTATCTCTAAATATTATTTTTTGTGTTTCTGCTAAAGCATAGTTTTCAAATTTAATTGCAACATTATTATTAGTTGCTTGAGATTTATATTTATTAATTAAAGCATTGTTTTGACCTTTTCTATATTTGTTAGCAGCATCTTTATTAACTGACATTATTGGATCAGTATTAATAGTCTCTGATACTTTTATAAGTTCAGTTATATAATCATTTTCTAATTTTAATGCTTCTGCTTGATTTTGTGCATTTGTTTCTTGTATTTTTTGATTAACAAGCATTTTAGTAGCAGGTGCTAAAGCAGTAGCTAGTGTTTGATTTAATCCAATTTGAGGAGCAGTAGTAGTTCCTGTTAATTGAGTTATTGATCCTTGAGCTGTAAATGTAGGTATTTTAGGCATTAATAAAAAACTCCAAAAAAAAAATTAATATAAATTTATAAATCATTATTATCTTCCAGATCCTTGAACAGGAGAATATAAAAATTTATTAGAACCTGTTAAACCGGTAGAACTTCCTCCACCAAACTTTAATAAAGTTGTAGTAGCAGATGCTACAGTTTGTATTTGTGCAAGTTTTGATTGTTCTCTAGCAATAACTCCTTTTACTCTTGCAAAGTTTGCTTCTTCTCTTTTATTAGCTGCAGCAACTTGTGAATTATATGTTATTAAATTTTCTTGTAACTTTGCTTCAAGAGCATTTGAAAAAGCAATATTATAAGCACTACCAGTACCAACTTCTACTCCAGATTTAGAAAGAGCAACATTCATTTCTCCTTTTACTTTTTCATAATTTTTATTAAATTGTGCAATATCAAATTCTGCTTTTTGTTCTATTTGTGTAGCTTGACCATCTAATACCTCAGCACTTCTATTTAAAGATTTTTGATTATATTTGCCAAGAGTACCTTGCTGTTGAAATTGCATTACAGAAGTTGCTGCTGTAATATAAGGTGCTGCTGCTACAAATGTTGGTCCTGCTAATGTTAATGGTCCTTTATATTCATAAGAATCTTCTTCTATAATATTATCATTTATATCATAAACAATTTTGTTATAAATCTTCATTAAAAAATCCTCGCATACATATATTGATCTGTTCCATCAAAACCAAACTTTTTCATTAAACCTTCGTTCTCCAAACCTAGCCATTCTGCAAATCTTTGACCTTGTTTAAAATCTTTTCTTATTGCAGTTTGTACTCTTTCTATATTGTGTTCTCTTGCAACTCTAGCAAAATCTTTTTTAATTGCTTTTGCAACTGACAAAGGATGATTCCACATATCACTTGATGCTATAACCCAGCCTTCTGCAACTTGACCCCAAATCATTTTCATACCTGCGGCAAAGATAGGTTTATTATTTACCATACCTGTAAAAGCTAAATTATCTTCTTCTAAATTCATAGCATCACCTTCAACATTAATATAATGTCTATCTGCTTCTAATATTTTATGATTCATTTGATATGATAATATTATTTTTCCATGTTCTTTTGTATAAGGTACTATATATAACATATTATCCATCATTTGTTTGTAATCTTGGGTATAACGATAAAATTGTAAAAGGTAAAGGTTGAGTTTGTCTAACAAAAATAAATCCATCTGTTTCAAAATTTCCTCTAAACTCTACCTCTTTATCTCCTGTAAATGGTGGTATACCTTCATCCATTAAATCAGCAGAACTTCTAAATGGTATTCTTTCAAGATTATTTAAGTCTGGTCCAACTTCTACACCTATAGTTTCAAACATTCTAACTGTAATATCATATATTCTTTTTGTCTTACCTTGTGATGTACCATTTTGTGATCCAGCATTTAATCTCATAGTTTGTAGTAAAGATGTATAAGCTAAACCTAT